TTGGCGACAAAGGTAAGGTAATGTCGAAAGCGGAGGTCAAAGACCTCATGCGAGAAGCATTGGGAGACCTACTGGAGTGATAAATATGAACGACGAAGCATTGATTGAAGAACAGATGATTGAATTGTGTGGGAGTAGCGACATCAACGAGTTGCTACACCACGCCCAAGACCTACATGAGTCAAACGAATTGAACAAGGACTCTTTGCGAAAAGCAGTCGATTTGATGATTGCCTATGGCAATCTGATTAACCAACTCGAATTCTACGCAAAGCGAAACGAGGCACTCACTCTTGAACAATTTCAAGAGTTAAGATACTTCTTCACGGCACACATCATGGATGATGAGTCATGTTGCGAATGCAACGAGGAGGAGGAATGAGCATGGCGAAAGGTGTCCCACCTTTGCCCTTGAAGTTGTGGTCTGATGACGAAGGCCATCCAGACGGATGGGAGGTCGATGACCTCATCGAAAAATTCGTGCAGGAGTCCATAGAAGCCGACGCTATGTCATCTTCGTGGGATAGACTCGGTCTAAGACACAATTACGATACCCTTGAGTGGAGGAGACTTATGGACAGGATTCACGTCATGCGATTTTCTATCATGTTCGCTATGGAGAGGGGGCGACGACAATGAGTCGAGCATTACCCGAAGGGTATGTAGCAAAGCAAATCCGAGTCATCGAAGATGACAGTTGGGTTCACGTTCTCGCATCGACTCCCTTCGGGAGTCATGTCGAATACATGGTCGCGATGCCTTCTGGCATCAAGACTCAAGCAGGAGTATGTCCACTTTGCGTAAATGACATGAAGATGCTCAAGGCAGGTTCGTTTGTATGCACAAACGGACACGTTCCCGTCTTCATGAAGACGGCACAATTCACACAGCAAGTTGCGAAACAAAATGTCCGTAGGACAATGACAAAGACGCTGCAACCTCGCAGCCAAGAACAACCTACGGTTGAACCACAAATTAGCAAAACGCAAATCAAACAGCAAGTCGCTGACGCATTGGAGGCATACCTATGAGCGACGATTTTGAAATCGCTACTGCTTGTGATGTCGCTGATGACATCATGGAGTATCTGGTCGAGTTGCGTATAATGTCTGAAACAGACCAACATGACGGCAACGATGAAGACCCTTCGGGCTTCACACCAATAGGCCGTGAGTTGTTTGAACTTATTTACAATCGCATAAGGGGGATTTTCGAGTGAGAGGATTCGTGAAAGCAATTCAAGAAGTCTTCGAGGAGGCCGAAGAAGATGCGAAAAGTGAAGATGATTAGGTTTCCTTTAGAAGCCGAGTTAGTCCCTACGGGAACGTGGGGTGCGAATCTTCGCGCACTACTGCCTCCGTCTGGATGGAATAGGCTACGCTCGCACTACTACGAAAAGGCCGACCATAAATGTGAGATTTGTGGAGAGACAGGATTTACGCAAAATCGCAACCATGCCGTCGAAGCCCATGAATCATGGGAGTATGACGATGTCTCGCATACACAGACACTCACAGGCATCCAGGCGTTATGTCCTCGTTGCCACATGGTCAAGCACTATGGACGCAGTATGTCCGTAGGAGGTCTGAATGTGGTTCGAGAACACATCGCAAAAGTCAATGGTTGGGATGCTTCGGACATGATATTGCTCTACGAGCAACTAATTTTTGACTTACATTCCATGCGCTCACGATTCCGTTGGGACGTAAGCGTTGAGAAGCAACTGCGAGAGTGGCTCGATGCAGGGATTCTGAAACAACGAGATGTCGATAAGGCACTTGAGAATCTGAAGAAGGCCAAATATGATGGAGAGGATTGATATACCAGAACCCCCTATAAAGAAGCGAGTTGAGCAAGATGAAACCGAAAATTGAAGATATGGAGGACGTAGTGGCCTTTTACCAAGCAGCCGTGTATGAACATCGCATAATTATGCACCCCGATTACGGGTTTTTGCAGGACGATGGTTCTCCTGCATTCCCGCACAAGTTTGACCGACAAAAGCACATGGAGTTGCAACAACTCCATATGGATGCAATCAGGGTCGCAACCAAATACATGGTCGATGTGCATGACGTTATCATGTTCAGCGAAGCAGTCCGTGTAGTCCACGACTGCGATATCGAATGGAGTCCCGACAACTTCGACGGTATCGAAAGGCAACCTTTCGAGAGTCCCGAACAAATCGCAGAACGTCGTGCCAGAATCCAATATCGCTACATGGAGTTGGTCTTAGAAAAGACCTGCGACGGAGTTGTGAAAGACCCGACAGGAGGCATAGCCCTCCCTGCTCACACCATGCCTCCCGCAGTCCGTGATTATGTCAATCGCGTTACTGAAAGGATGGGCGATATGATTGTCGAGAAGAATGAGTTGGGGAGTGCTTCGGGTATTGAAGAACGTCTCAAGGCGAACATCGAGCAGTTGCACAACCCGCAACCTGTCGATGACATCGACCCCGATAGCGATGATAACGATGACGACCCATTCGCAAATTTCGATTTTGGCGAGGAGGAATGAAGATGACTTACAAGCGTGAGATTTACGATATGTATGATGAGATGCTCGACGATTGCTATTTTGACATAAATGCCTTCGGATTTACTGCGTCTCAAGTGCTAAAACAACTCGACCCCATCCGTTATGAGATGGGTCTCGAAGATTACCTGCAATCCCTACACGAAGATTACCTATGGTGTTGGGAATGCGAAGAAGTCCTGTCTGGTTTTGCTTGCGAAACCTGCTGTGGAGAGGACAAGGAGGAATAAACATGAACAAGAAAACGTATTATGGATTTGTGGAGACTGACGGAGGAATGACATATCGCATGGAGAATGAGCCTACGCTCGATGAAATGCAGGAATGGGTGGGTGGACTCATTGAGTATGCACCTGTGCGTCCAGGTGCGAAATTCCAATACCACGTCGATAAAGAAACGATGGTTTGGGGAGAGACTCTCGAAGTCATTGTAAATGAAGAAGGGCTTTTGCTAAACCTCGAAAGCAACGAGATAGCGAGCATCATGGCTTGCGGTATGCTCGAAGACGCAACAGGTTGGCAAACTCTCGTAGGTCGTGCCATCGTGAAATACACAATCGACGAAGACGATGAGCCGATTAACCCGATTGAGAATGCCTTTCAATTCATGCAACGCTGTGCTGAATTAGCAAACGACCCAAGTATCGCAGTCTCTCAAGAGGTCTTAGAGGCTTTGATTCGTGAGAAGAACCGAGACAAGTTACGGGAGATGTTCGATTGATAATCGAAACCGAGATGATTGGGGGCGAGTTCTTCGCAGTAAAAGACACGTCCATTGAACGATTTACTGATGGTCGCTATGCGAGAGTCGCATGGCTATACGACAACGACTATCAGTACGTCGCCAGACTCCGATACCTTGATAGCGAGGAAACCTCTATTGTCCTTGCTGATGGTACGGAGATAACCGAAGGAGGAGAAGAGGAATGAATATGCCAAAATACGATATACGAGTGATAGTAGAATTTTCAGTAGAAGATATGGAATTTGAGAACGAACAAGATGCGGAGGCTTACGGGTGGCAGATGGTTCACGAAGGAACACAGAACCACTATGTCGTCGTCGATATTATTACCGACGAAGCGCAACGAGGTGAAGAAGAATGATGACACCGACAGAAAGACGAAACGCAACACCGCAGGAATTGATTGTAGAGATACGCAGAACGCAGATGAAAAGCGGAGGCATAGCGAGTGCCGTGATGGATTTGCTTACGGAATTATCACGCAAGATTGACCAATTGCAAAACCAAAGAAACCACTTTCAAAGAAAGCATTTGGAGGTTTGGCAATTCTTAGACGAACACTATCCCGAAGCGTGTATAGACTTCGACATCGTTCAAAGCGGAGGCGACTTAGAATGAAAACAACATACACTAAGGTACACATGAACGAACTCCAAAAGGAGTTCCCATTTAACTTTGAGAACGGCCAATTTCCGAGAATGTGGGGCATCCACATACGGGTATGGGATGGAAATACGCAAGCCAATCCGCCTCTTGGATGGATTGACGACGAGGACTTCTTGTTCTATGCTACCGAGCAAGAGCGAGATAATGCATACTCAATAATGGTTTTAGAATACCAAAGAACAGGCGGGGGCCTATGGGGTGAAGAACAATGAAAATACACGCAAAACGTAACAGTATCGGCATCATATACGCAACTATATGGAGAAATGGAGAAGTGGATGTCATGGATAAAGAATTACATCGTACAGACATTAACCTAACCAACAATGCAAACCGCACTCTCATTGACTACGATGAAGGATTTTGCGGTGTGCGATTTACCTTTGTCTATAATTGCGAACCTTATGACCTTAAACCAAGTGAGGATAAATGGGTTGTTAGTTGGACTTTAGTTGAAGAGAATTGGGAGGATATACCTGACAAGGTATATGCATTCATGGATAAACAATTGGAGGTGGTCGAGTGAATCTCACAGACATACAAGAGAAGATTGACGCACTAACCGAAGTCATCGACAGACTCGGTCAGTTGCTATGCGAAATTGAAGAAATCAATTACTTGTGTAGCGAGTTGGATTTAGAAGGCTCGCACCATGCGGAGATGGAGTATGGTCGCTCGATGGCGGAGGCCGAGAGTCGTCTCGAAGAGATTCAAGAAGTAGTGTTGAAGTTGGAGGGATTGCTATGAACAAGCGTTGCGATATTTGTGGAGAAAAGATTGACTTGCACAGGGATGCTAAAGGCGAGGTGTATTGGTCAGAAGGACATAATGCACAGCCCGTCGTTGATGGTCGCTGTTGCGACTTCTGCAACTATGCAGTCGTTATACCTGCCCGCATCCAGGTGTATGCCCGAAAGACGAGGGAGGAATCGCAATGAACCTATTCGTCTTAGACGAAGACCCCGTAGTAGCAGCGCACATGGTATGCGATAAACACGCAGGTAAGATGGCAGTCGAAGGAATGCAATGTCTCGTAAGTGCTTTGCTAATTTCAGATGCTCCGCCAAAAACAATGCCTGTAACCTCCAAAGGAGAACCTCACAAAGGAGGTTATCACAATCACCCTGTCGTGCATTGGGCGGCCGAGTGTTGGGGCAACTTTCGTTGGTTATACGACCATACGATTGGTTTATGCGAGACATACGAGCAACGCTATGGGAAAGAACACGCAGTCAAAGAACAACTTGACCAACTGATAGGCGGAGTCAGGTGGTCGGATTACATTCCACACGTCGCAAGTGTAAGAAGAAGAGATTACCTTGCCAATATGACTCCCTTCGTCCGTTGTCTCAATCAATCGCAAGGTCGCAACTTAGACCTCCTCGACGAGGAGAGTTATTCAGCAGTCGAAGCATACCGTGAATTTTACTATCGAGAGAAGCGACACTTTGCTAAATGGGACAAAGGCGTAGCCTCTCCCCATTGGTGGGATTTAAAAGAACGTGAGGAGGTGTAAGTAGCATGGGTAGAAAACCTCAATACACCTGTGGGCTTTGCAACGCAAAGCAAAATTTTGACGGACTCGAAACGAGCATGATTAAAAGCATACGCAACTCATCCGTTGTCATATGCGAGCCTTGTGAGTTAGGGGAGAAATTCGTGCGTAGGAATTATGCAAATCGAGACACGCCTCTCGTTCTCGCAGTATCAGCCGAAGAATGGCAAGACAAAGTATTCGAGACGAGAACGAAGACTACGGATGACCTCATAGCAAAATCAAGAAAGACTTTCAAGAGGGTGAAACCATCCCCCCAATAAGGTATCTTTCGGAATGGATTATTGCAAAACCCGACGAATTAGAAGTCCTCGACTTCATGGGTTGGGTTCGCAGTCCTAAAGGACGTAGGTTCGAGCCATACATCGAATTACTCGCAGGTTCGTATAGACTCGTCATCAATGGTTATGAGCAGGTATGGGATTTCATTGATGCGATTCAGCCAGACCTGTATAGAACGAGCGTAAATGCTTGCATGAAAGGAGACATTCCTCACGTCAATTTCAAAGAGGTTCTTGCTAATTTTCTGGATGAATCCGAGAAAGAAACAATTATTTTTTCATATGAAAAATCCCCATTGCTTGCTGTTCCTAACAGCAATAAATTCATAGAAAACGCATATGTCATACGCAACATCGAATCCTTCCAGGATTCGACATTACCTGTGCGACTTCTCCCTTCGGGCTTCATATATTTCGATGCTGAAATCTATGACAATCATCCCAATTACACGGTCATACAAGGTTGGGATGGGAAATTCGCAGTATCTTCATTCGTCGTAGCCGAACATGAACAGAAAATGGATGTTCGACCTTTTCCTTTGGAAAGATTTAGCAACTTAGAAGATGCTCGCAAGCGGGCATATGAACGCATAGGTCATATGAATGAGCAAGATTACACACTATCCGTGAATCATAATACGCAACACAAAGGCGGTATGCTAACAATCGAGCGTGATTACTTCGAGTATAGCAATTTTTTGAAGACGCTGTAAAGAATTCAGAAATTAAAAACCGACAGACTGCAAGCCAGACCTCGTTATTCTGTCTAATTTCCTAAAGTGGGAGAGAAAATAATGCCGACTGCTTTACTTTATTTTAATAAATTGGGATTGACTCTTATGAAATTAAACAGAATTAGCGGAGTTGGCTCTCTATCATTCGTTTATTTTTTTTTCAATTATTTTTGAGGTCTGAAAAGAAAGGGATTGATAAGGACATAAGGCGTTGTGATTAACATGGGCGACATAAAGACGATAAACGAAACAGACTTCTTATGGGTGGATGGTGAACCTAAAGGCATCAGCAAAGCCATCCTATACGACTGCGTAGGCACAGACCACCTGCCCGCAGTTGTAGGTGCATCACTTGTGAAAGATGATACACCCATAGGCTACATAACGAGTAAGCACGTCGCATCATCCCCGCATACAATCCTCAACGTAGGATTTACGGGATGGCCGATATATCGCAATGGCGATACGTTGCTGATTGAGATTCTCACACCTGCACATATCAGTCAGAATCCGAGCGAACAGAAGAACGCATGGTTGTTCAACTATCCCCCTGCGAGAGACGTAGTCCAATGCCTATCTGACTTAGGCGTGGATAACTTTCTCACGCTGACAAGCACAGCGTTTGATGCGAGTCCGAGTGATGCAGTCGTATGCGTAAAGGGTGAAGAAATCGGAACGAGTCTCGCTCCCGAAGCAGTTCAACCCCTATGGGGTTGGTTTCCTGCTTTCCTTTACACTTTGCTAAACGAGGTGGGTGCTAATGTCCTGCTGATTCCCGCACATGGGGCGAGACAAGTCCAAGCGGAATTCGATGAGACAGCGATTAAAGATGCTCTCGAACACGTCGGAAAATTGGGGTTTGACACCGAAAATGCATTGAAAAGAGCGAAAGCGTTATATGGGAAAGCCTCATCCGAAGCATCGGAGGCGATGAAAATGGCTAACGAAATGATTTCAAAGATGATGGCTAAAACGAAGAAAGACCCATATAGCGGTGGTATGTTCCAATGACGGATATATTCGGGCGTTTGCTCGATTTCTGTGAGCGCAACCACATCATAGATGTGGATGACAAAGTACCTATCTTCTTGTGTAGCGTAGGCGCACATATGTTCAATGCCGTGAACAAGTGTAGTATGTGCGACTTCGACCCCGACAAGAAGGACGATGAGTCGAAAGACTTCGTAATCGAAGATTGTCCTTTGCGACATTCCAACTATCCCATATACACACCGTCCTCTCGCATCGCTGATACTCGCATTAACATACTCATGCGTGGTGCTAAAGGTTCTGGTAAGAACGTGCTAATCGACTTGTTCTGTGCTGAACATACGGGCTTGTTATGGAATCCCGATGCCTTTTCTGGCGTAGGTTTTCGCACCATGATTGGACCTAATTCAATCACGGAGGCAGGTATGTTCGGGTCTGTCAATGACGAAGGGCAAATCGTAGGACGACCTCTCGCAAGAGAGTTGTGCGGTGGTTTCCTTTGCTTCGAGGAATTCTCATCTGTATCAGATGCGAATAAGAAAGACCACAGTATTGACATGAAGAATCAGTTGCTAACATCCCTCGATAGTGGGCGTGTAGCAAAAGGTATGCGTGATGGTTGGGTGAAATACAACACTCGCTACACCACATGGGGCGGAACGCAACATGGACGTATGGATTTGGAATCGGGTCTTGACCGTCGCTTCTTCATCATCGACATCCTAATGGATGAGGACAAAGAGCGTCGATACAAGGAGGCGCAAAACAAGCAAGCGAGTATGTCTATGGAGGAACGTGCGTATCTCGCAGGTGAGATTATTGATATGCGACAATGGTTCATCAATCGACAGATGGAGGTCTCATTCAATCCCCCGAAGGGAGTCAAGTTCTCAACCGAGTTCGAGCATTGGGTCATGAAGGAGTCTGTGCGCTCATTCGAGAGCGACCTGTTTCGCAGATTAGCAATTGGCTATCACATGATGAAAGGAGAATGGCAAGGTGGTATTTTGCAAATCGAGATGGACGAAGGACTAACGGAGTTGCTTGAGTCATCCCTGCGTATGCGTCGCAATGTCATGGACGAGGACATACACCTCATCAAATCGACGTTCTGGGATAAGGATGTTCCACGTTCTTCACTTGTGAAGGATGTTGCGAGATTGATTACAAACAATGATTATCAAGCCGCAAAGCGGTGGATTGAGGACAACTTGCATCAGCAAATCTGGTTCGAGGAATTCTCACCTCGCAAAGAGGGGCGTGGTCGTCGAGGCGTAGTGTGTAGGTTCGGTATGCCCGATGGAAAGAATGACAACCTAAATTGGGGTGGTGCGAATGCCAAATAGAAAATTTAAACAATGGAGAGACAACGCATATGATATGCTAAATGAGACAGGTGAAAGTATGTGTGCGGCTACGCTTGTGAAGCGTGTCGTTGGCAAAAAGACGGGCAAACCTTTCAAGTTCCATCCCCACTCAAACGGGATTTGCAAATTGCTATCTGGCGATGAACGATTCGAGGTCGTCGATGACGAGAAGTTAAGCCAAAACGGTAACAAATATAATGCGAAAAAATTCCGTGTGAAGAGATTGCGGAGGGATGAAGAATGACCGACAAAGAAATAGAATTAGTAAGACTGACGATGGATGCCATTCGTGTCATCAATCAGATTGCTCTTGAGCAAGATGATTGGAGAATAGCACAAGCAGGGAACACGATTGCTGAAAGACTTAATGCATTGGTGGTGAAATGATGGTGCGAAAAATCAAATACAGACAATGGCGTGATAGAGTCGTGAAGCACATACAGGAATATGGACCTACGACGACAGACATCCTGCATTCTGAAATCAAGATGAAACGAGCGCATCCTCCGAGTGTCATGTCAGCAGGGCAGGTTCTCGCATTGGATAAGCGATTGGTGAACATGGGTCGGATATGTTCGGGTCATTTTCGCACTACATATCATTACGCAGTATCGACATGGGGGCTTGTTAATGAAGAGTAAGTGGCTCATCGAGAAGCGTCTCGAAGCGGAACAAGACCCTCATGCGATTGAGGTTTTGCGATGGGTTCTCGAATCCCCCGAATGCCCGCTTTGCAATCACCCACAGCGTAAGGACATTGAATTGCAAGTATTCAATGGCAACATGACGGGCGCATACATCGAGGCGAAGAACAGTTGGTCTGATGGTATCGTCGAGGAACATATGTCGGAACATATGGAGTTCGACCCCGTCGAAGCAAAGCAAGTCGAAGAGACTCGCAAAGAGACAATCACTACGCTCGACATGGCCGAAGATGTGTTCAGTCGCATTCAGCGTTGGCTCGACGAGTGGGAGGAGGAGAAGGATGTTCACGGCATTGACGGAGAGTGGCTTGCTAATGCGACTCGACTCATCGGACAGGCCAATTCATCCCTCAAGTTGATTGGCACTTTGAAGAAAGAGATTGGTGTCGATTCGCAGTTGCTACTCGCACAACAGCAGGTGAACGGAGTCATGGGTGTCCTGGTGGACGTGTTGCGGGCTGAACCGCACTTGCTAAACCAAATCGAGTTGCGTATGGCTACACTAAGAGAACCTACGCACGTTATAGAATACGATGGTGATATACGATGACTACGAGAAGCGAAGAATACGACATATATGCTAAATTGAGAGCGAGTGGACAGATTCCGCAGGAATGGACGTTTGATGATTACTTGTTGGAGGTTATCAATCTCTTACGAGGTTATTTGGTGGAGATGAATAAATGAGCAAGAAAAAGAAATGCAAAGAATGTAAAGCGACTTTGACAGAAGAAAAGCAAGAGTTGTGTAGCATATGCTACACAAAGAAGTTGTGGGGTGAAATCTGATGGAGTTTGGCAAACCTGTAAAGTGGCGAGCGCACTTTAACCAACTGATTGCTCGACCAATCCCCGAATCAGAATTCCCGACTATTGCGAACAAAATGTTCGAGGATGGTCTTGTTGCGATGCTGACGAGCGAAGGCATCATATGGTATGCGGGTCGATACCGTGTGCCTCAAGCATCTGTGAGAGAGGCATGGAATCTCTCGGTTTCACAGATGAAGCGATTCCAGCAATGGGTTTATAGGAACGACCCGTTTATGGATATGATGGAGGAGAACCCCGATGGAACAAATTGAATTGATAGACGAAGCAAGCGAAACACTAAGAGATATTATGTCGATGGTGGATGGACTAATGTCCATCATTGACATAGCGAGAAAGGCCGACGTGAAGGCGACGGAGATTGTGCATAGGATTATACACACAGATGGCGTGTATGGGCTGTTGCCAGATGAATTGAAAGAAGCCATTCGTGATTGGGCGAGTGTGTCAATCGCACTTGACAAGGAGGTTGAGAGGCAACGGCACAACGCACAACGATTTGAAGACGAGATACAGGAAATGGTCGATGAGCGAGAGGTGATGCTTGAGATGGCTATATCCGAGTTGGAGGAGGAGTGAGAATGTCAAAAGGCTATCGCAAGTTGGCCGTCGCTGCGGCAGTTCAAGATTGGGATATTAGCGAATGGTTCTCGGCTGAACAGTTGTTGCCGAAGGTCGTCGAAAGTCTCCCGCAACGCTCCATGTCCGTGAACGTGTATTCGGTCAGCCGTTGGTTGCGAGTCATGACATCGAAAGGGTATCTTTTCAATCGCAAGAATGGCTACGGAGTCATGGAATTCAAGAAAGCAGGTGAGGATGATGGGAGTTCTCATTTTTACGCTTGATGCGAGTCTATATCGTGATGGACGATTCGTAGAAGGTAAAGAGGTTCTTGCTAATCCGAACACCGAAGGTCTTACTGTTATTGTTCATACTAAGCCTAACAAGAAAGATTGTTTGGAGTGGCTCGATAAAATAGCATACCGCATGGTGTATGTTTGCAAATCCTATCCGAACATAGACGATGAGCGAGTCATAGTCGATGACACATACAAGGACAAGGGCGATTACATCCCTGCGATTAACCGTGTGCTACGCAGTCGTGATAGGAGATTAGCATGGAAAGCCATTCGAGAAGTTCCATTCCCTTTACTACTCGCTTTCTTGAAGGAAAATATCAAGGACATTCGGCTTTGGAGAAACATTGCTAAAGGGTTTCAATGGACTCCCGAAGAATATCAGCAAGCCTTAGTAGCATACGGAGTCAGGCCAATCGCAAGAACACAATGGCCGAAGAAGAAAAGGCAAGATGAACCAATCCCGTATGGGTTCAGACATGATGACCTGTATGCGAAAGAGATTGCTATGCTCGATGAGAAAGTAGCAAACGATATTCGATTGCATGACATAGATTCGTTGCCCAAAGGCATGAAGAAACGCAAACAGAAGAACAAGGGGTGGATATGATGGAGGGAATATGTATGCTCCTGTGGCTCATCACTATGATGCCATTCCCTCGTTTGTGGCTTCACTTGATATTCGTCAATAAGTTCGTGAATGCACCCGCTTGCGAAGATGGGAGCGAAGGTGCGTATATCGCATATCTCGGCATGAATGAATTTTAAATACTATGTGCGAATACATACGCGTATGGCGAGAAATAATGCGAATGCCCGCATCCGTAGGAAAATTGCGGAGATACTCTTCGATGAAGGTCCGATGACCCGTTCCGAGATGACTTCGAGACTACTTTCCCTACAAGAATTTCGCATTTTGCCAAACGATTCGAGTCTAACCGCTATGCTTTGCAAGAACGCACAGATAATCATGGACGGTTGGGAATACGTCGAAGTATCGAATGGCGTGAAAGTCAAGAACGCCCTTTACAGAATCGACGACGAGATTATCAAAGACCGAGAAGATTTGATTTTCACCCTCCCCGTATCATCCATGACACGCTCGCAAAGGGAACGGGCGAGTGTATGTCCGAAGTGCCGACAACGTCGAATCATCGAGGAACGATGGTCGAATTGCCTAACCTGTCAAAGAAGGGGTTTATAGAGACATAGGGATGTAGCCCTGTTTGATGACGTTTTACATCGGAATTGCAGGACAAATGAAAACAGGCAAGTCGAGCCTTGCCGAAGTGTTAGAAGCACTTTACAAAGTGCAAGTGCTTTCTTTCGCTGAACCTCTTCGATGGGAGGTCGCTCAAGCGTTTTACCACAAGCAGGAAAAGAGCAACGCTCGATACCTATGGTCTATCCTCGAAGAGGAGGACAAGGAGTTGTGCCGACCTCTCTTGCAAGCATGGGGGCAAGCGAAGCGAGACCTCGTCGATGAAGATTATTGGGTATCTCGTTTGCGAACATTCGTCGAGCGTAAGGGTCTGGATGTCGTCGTCATTGATGACGTGCGACACGTCAATGAAGCGAAATTCATTATAGATAGTGGAGGGATGATGTTCTGGCTTACTGCTTCGCATGAAGTCCTTATGGAGCGAGGTTGGAATCCCGACAATGCGAATCATACGAGTGAGAAGCATGATGACTTGATGCAGTATCTGTCCGAGCAGTTGCCTACGAATCGTGTGTTTGCTATGGACACGTCTGGTCGCTCGAATTGGGGTATGTATTTAGAAGCCGAGCGTTTGCTAAACGAGAAAGGTTTTGACTTTAGCAATTTCATGGAGGTGAAACATAATGGTTAAGGATGAGCATTACTTTGCTTTGAAGGATTATTTGGAGGACGAAAGAAAACGCTCTCAATTTTGGAGAACGGCTTTTTGTTTGCTAATTACAATACAATTCTTGTGGTGGGTAATATGAAGAAAAACAAAATGGCAACGAAGTTGCTACAAGACGTAGGGTTCGTATGCCGTGTATGCGAATCACTCCTGCCTATATTTGGCATGGATATATGTTACGAATGCGATGCGATTCTCATAGAGAAACAGAAGGAGGAATACGAAGAATGGAAAAAACAACAGAAGGCATAGACAGAAGGTGGAACAATGAGTGAAGTATGGGCTACGAAGTATCGACCAAAGAGCATAGATGACTTCTATGGCTCGGATGCGGTGGTCGAAGAGATGCGAGAAGTTATTGCTACTCGCAACCCGCAACATTACCTGTTCCATTCGAGAGAGGCGGGAACGGGTAAGACCACGATGGCACACATACTCGCAAGCAATCTCGGCTATCAGTTACATACATTCAATGCATCCTCGAAGCGCACAAGAGGCATCGACTTCGTCGAAGAAGACGTTATTCCTCTCGCAAATAGTGGGCATTGGGAAACAATTATCTTGCTCGATGAAGCCGATAGGCTTACAATCCAGGCGCAAGACGCACTCAAGGGCGTTATAGAGAATGCGACTTGCTATTTCATTCTGACTTGCAATGACATTAGCAAAGTGAGTGATTGGCTCAAATCCCGTTGTCAAGTCCGTAAATTCGACCCCGTAGGACATGAACATATGACTTTCGGTCTCGGTAAAATAGCAACAAGTGAAGGATTCATTATTCCCGAAACAGAAATTAGGGCAATATCGTATGGTCATGGGGGCGATATGCGGAATGCTATTGGATTCCTGCAAATGTATTGCCATACGCCAGATGACGTAAAGCCTATGCGACTACGAGCATTGGCACATCCTACATTCCATGCACAGCGTTTCCTGCGATTGTGTGTGAGGGAGGGTGCAGTCGCAGACTCCGTGAAGATGTCGGACGGTATTGATTGCCGTTCCTTCATCTCTCAAGTGTTTGAATATGCCGTCAATGCTGACGTGCAACCACAGTCCATTATGAAAGTCGTTGAGGCTTCTATCGTGAGCGAGCGTGATTTACTCATGGGCGTTGATGAGAAGATTGTCCGATGGAATTTCTGTCGGATGTTGGCCTCAAGGGGTTTATATGGACATAAGGATAAGGACAAGATAGGTGAGAAACAATGATTACCAACGAAATGTATGAACGAGTAGCAAAGAACGTGGGCTGTTCTGTCGCCTCCCTTGTGGAGCGACACACGGCCTGTAAGGATTTGAATGCGGTTGCCCTCGCAAAGTCGGGCGTAGCAAGCGACCAAATCGAAACGAAAACCCTCCGCATGGTTGCGGCTGAAATACGTGCGGAAAGCGCACGACTCAAGCGAAGTGGATGTAAGATGGTCGAAGGAATGTTTTTGTCATTCCCTCGCTTCAAAGATTGGGGCAAAGTCTTCTATACGAAGTATAGCAAGATGCTTTCTGAATTAGGCGAAGAAGCACGACAGAACCTTGTTGCACAAGGTCTTGTCAGTCTTTACCTGCACGACGATGAAAACGGTGGCTATCGAGTTTTGCAAAACGCTTCGCTCGCTTCAAAGGTTTCCTTTGAAGAAGGATTCACAGAATCGCACACCGATGTTTTGCCAAAGCAAGCGATGGCACTTAATGACGGAACGGGCTACTTTGCTTGTATCGAAAACAAGACCACGCCTACTTACCCTTCGGGTGGTGTCAATTATGCTTACGGCAAATTGCGAGCAAACGAGGATTTGGAGCGAACAGTATTGTTCATGGGTCGAGAAGTCGGCACAGAAGAAATCAAGATTCTCCCGATGAAATTCAAGGGCAAAATGGCGAAACAAGTCATGCCTACATTCATGCCTCTTCGTATTCCTGTCGTCGTAGGCAAAAACGGTCTGTATGCTAAGGCAAATGTCAGCGTCCCTACGCTTGATGCTTCGGTTGCGAATGTATTCCCTGCACCGCCTTTGGCTTCTGATGGTACGGGACTTCTTGCTGATATGCAAAACATTCCTTTGCTAAACGGACTCGATTCTATCGAGGGTCATGTCAATGGACTTAACGATGCCGAGAAGTGGGATGCTCTCGCTTCTGTCGTTCTTGAAGTAGCACACATCGACCCTCGCGAAAACGGTGGCTACATCTTGACTTGTGCCGACATGGACTTGACGAGTATGAGCGCACCGCTTGACCTCTATGTTTCCTCGCAAGAGGAACGTAAGGTCGATTTCGGAGTCGGTTCTGTTGTCGTCGTAGTCGGACAACCATACATCAGCCGTGATGGGGATGCTCGACTTGCGATTACAGGTTGGCATTGTGTCGAGTCTATGGGTGTCCATGCGGCCGAAGAAGATGCAATCGAAGAAGAACATCGTCAGAAGACGTTGCAAGAGGATTGGTGATTTGAATGAGTTGGGGCGGAGGAAACAATAGCAAGAAAGAGAGCGATGAGCGAGAGCCTTTGGGTATCGAGCATTATCGCAACCTCTTCTCGCAGGTTCGTCAGACGAACCCTATTCGTATGTCTTTGACGGGCAAAGAAAACACGGCTAAGACGGGTCTTGCTATTTCATTGGCTCGGCAACGTAGCGACAAGAGAATTATCATTCTCGACATCGACAATAGCGCATCGCAAACAGTCGCATACAATTTCGCTAACGACGACAAGATTGAGGTCATCCCGCTTTTCGATGAAGCCGATGAGTCTATCTTCAATGAAGATAACACGACAAATTGGACTGCTCTCGTCGATAAGATGGGGTTCTTCATCAAGATTATTGGCGAGCAACTCAAGGAGAAGGACGACATAGGCGCAGTCATCATTGACGGTGGCTCGACATTCCTCAAGTGGTGTGAGCAAGCGATGACGCACGTTCTTATGACTCGCTCAAAGAATCCTGTCAATGTCGAAGACGGAGACCGATTCAATCAAGCCGAGTGGCGTATTCGCAACCAATTGTTCCGAGACGTGATGAATCGAGCGCATCAACTACAAGTGGATGCGGTATTCTTCACGTTCCACCTCAAGGACGTTAAGCAATTCGCAGATTTGGGCAACGGCCAGAAAGGACTCATGAAGGTGGGCGAAGTGCCAGATTGGGAGAGGGGAACGATGCGATTGTTCTCGCAACAGATTTTCCTCGCTCGATACACGAAGAAGGGCGATATTGCGGCAGGTGTGAAAGCCGACTCCAATCTCGACGATGACGTGTGGGAGATTCGTGCCTCTATCGAAGAGATGAAGGGATTCAATCAAGAGTATCTCGGACAACAACACACCATCTTGCGAGTCAAGAATGGCAGCGATACATGGGAGGGTCTCCCGTTCCTGCAATGGGAGGTCGGAGAGTGAGCGTGAAGTTGGGTAAAGTCTTCAAGCGTAGGCCATCCAACACGACGCATCTTGGGATTTATATTGACGGCAGGTATTCCTATACATTGTGCAGTCATATGGATTCCTTCGGTGTTCTAAAGAACAGCCCGAATGAGGTCAATTGTGAGAAGTGCATGAGAATAGCAAAAAAGAAATATGGAGTTGAAGAATATGATTGAAATGAAGAACAAAGATTTGCAGAACCTGTTGAAGAAAACGCAACGCATGGCGAACATTGCGGGTAAAGACATCCCGCAAGTCGTATCGTGCGTTATTCAGCAAGCGGGCGACGACAACGGACGAGCCGTTACTTGCTCGATTGTGCGTGATGGTATCACATCCGTAGCATCCTTCGGTGTTCCTTGCGAACCCTCCAAAGGAGCGAAACGCATTATCGTTCCGAGCATCGAGTTGCTTTTGGGTGTGCTAAAACACCACCGAGAAACGGTGCGATTGGTGCAAGAACAAAACAAGTTGCGTGTGTCTTCGTCCAACAAACAGACGACCCTCGCAGCCGATAAGCGAGCGAAGGCGTTCCCACATTCGCAAGAGACTGTGGAGAGTTGGTTCGAGAAGTCTGTCGAGCGACGAGGACAATTCCTTTTTGCCCCCGTTGAATACAAGACGGGCGATGGAGCGACCATCGGTGCGACAGATTCATTTACTTTCGAGTGTGCTGATTTGCGAGATGCTCTATCCGTAGGATTTGCTAATGGTCAAAAGTGTCCTCACTTTGTCATGAGTGAATCGGAAAATGATTACATTGAGATAAGTGTCGGAGATACGATGAAAGGTCTGACGAACACTAATATTCCGACTTTGGGTGGCTTGAGCGAATGCATTATCGTGGAGGCAAGCGGTCTTGAAAACACACTTGCGCTTTGTGGTGGTGCTACGCCCATCAATGCTCATATCTTCGATTTCCGACCTCTCGGTGCTAAGGGTGGACTACTCGCATTGGATATTCGGGGCGAAGGAATCGTATTACAACGTGTTAAGTATGCGGATGAATGAGAAGTATGTCGTCTCCGCAGTAGCGGGTGGTCTATCACTCCCTGCTGACGATATACGATACGCTATGTCTAAGATGGGCGACATTCTATCGAAGAAGAAGTTACATCTGAAAGTCGGTGTCATGCATTTGGTTTTGCAAATGGATGAGGGCGAATTGACAACCGCAAGAGCGATAGCCGAGAAGTTGAAGCCAATAATTCGCAACAGGGATAGTGCTACTATCATGAGCGTGGCCGCAACATTCCGCTTGTTGGTCAAGTGGGGATATTTGCAACGGACGAAGGTCAAGAGCGTCGTGTGTTATAGGAGGCTTAGTGATGTTTAACGTGATTGAAGGCAGTATTTACGATGTCTCGAATCGACTTGAGAATGACAAGTATCGTTGTTGCGTAACATCCCCTCCGTACTTCGGTTTGCGAAGTTATGGCGACCATCAAGAAGAAGTCGGCAAAGACTCTTCGCTCGAAGATTACATAGGAGAGTTGTGCGATGCATTCGATGACGTGCGAGATAAATTGACAGATGACGGCACGTTATGGGTGAACATAGGCGATTGCTACAATGGTTCGGGAGGTGCAGGTTCTGACTACAAAGAAGGTGGAATCAAAGCCAACAAGAACAAGTGGGGTTCTCGCAGGGTCGAGGGTCTCGCTCCGAAGAATCTGATAGGTGTCGGTTGGAGATTTGCTTTAGAGATGCAACGACGAGGTTGGATTTTGCGAAGTGAAATCATTTGGAACAAGAGCAAGGCATACCCGCAACCAGAAGCATACATCAAGCGACCTGTGCCTAAGCATGAGACGATATTCATGTTCGCAAAGTCGCATGATTATCATTACAATCCTGCGAACCTGTTTTCCGTATGGGATATTACGCCTGTTAGCAAGTCTTCGCATGAAGCACCATACCCGATTGAATTGGCCGAGCGTTGTATATTAGCAGGTTCAGACGAGGGCGATTGGGTGTTAGACCCATTCGCAGGTTCTGGCACGACGGGGGTTGCGGCTATACTCAATCGCAGGAACACGACGATGGTCGAGTTATATCCAGAAATAGCACAGAAATGCTATGACAGACTAAGAAAGACTCCTCAAAGAGAGGACGATAGTTGGGTTTAAAGGAGAACCCAAACGTAGGTGAGACTATGCCCGTAGCAACAATCCCCTGCCCCGAATGTGATGAACTTATCGAATTAGATATTGAAAATACTTATGGAGTCCACCTCTTTTCCTGCGAGTGCGGGAACGAGATGAAGTTGAATCTATCAAGATTCATTCGTAAAGCAAAAGCAGCCTACAAGGAAATTGGGTGGCTTCGTGAGAAATACGTCGAAGAAGGCATGAGTATGGCTGACATAGCGACCCTATGCGGTGTATCGCCTATGACCATACACAATTGGCTTATCACGCACGATATTGAAAAGCGGTCAAGAGGCCGTCGCTCGAAGTGAGATTTATATTATCATGGCGATAATGCTCTTGTCATGGAGCCAGAAATTGTTGAGCCAGAAATGAAATTTTACACAGCGACTGAATACGAAATGATGACCTTGTGTGAGGAACACTACGAAAGAGAATACGTCGAAGAAGGTTGGCCTGACCCTAAGAACAAAGGCTATCCCAATCAATACCTCGATGCGACTTACTTCATGCTCGTATGTGAGGATGCATTGGTCGGCTACACGTCGTTCAAGCACATGGGAACATACATCCTCGTAGGCAATACATATGTGCAAAAGAATTGGCGTGGTAAGCAAATTCATTCAGACCTACTAACACATCGGAACAAATACCTAATCGACACATTCGGCTTGCCAATCTTGACGGTGCTAAATCCGAGAGATGGAGTCTCCGTCGAACAGTTGCGAAAGACTGTAAGTAGTCTCGGATATGAACGATGTCGATTATACGCTCATGTGGGTCATGCTATGACGAAAGAAGAATGGCAAGAGATAGGCGGTTTTGATGGCTCTAATGAGATTTGGAGGCTAAACGCTTGATTATCGAGCGTGGTCGCAACAACGGCATAGTCGTGCGTTATCGCAATGAGAAGGGCGAGCGTTGTATTGACAACGTGAGTGGACAGCAACCTTATTGCTACGTCCAAGACGTGCGGGGCGACGACGTAGGTCTGTATGGTGAGCCTTTAGCAAAACGCCAATTCACTACGACACAGGACATGAGCGAATTCGCTAAGAACAACGAGACATGGGAATCGAATATCGCATGGGAGAATCGTGTGCTTGCTGATTCGGGCAGGTTTTACGAGAATTATGAGCATCGTGTTTGGTATCTCGATATGGAGTGGAAAATCGTTTCGGGAGAAATCACAATCATCGTCGTGCGAGATTCTCAAGTAGGCGAGATGGTCTGGTTTCACCATGAAGATTACGAAGAAGGATATTACGACTCCATCCCTGCAAAGAACCATCCCTACGGGAAAGACGCTTGCGAATCTGGTGATAGAAAATTCAAGTGCTTTGCAAATGAGCGAGAGATGTTGCTTGACTTCGTCAGAATGTTGGTGAAGCAAGACCCCGACATCATCACAGGTTGGAACGTCATCAATGCGGATATTCAGCAGTTGCTAAAGCGATTTCAGGCGAATAATCTGGATGCCAGATTACTTTCCCCTATGAAACGTCTGCGATATGACTTCGGGGATTGGGGTCAGCCACTTGTAGGAATCAATTGTATTGATTTGATGGTCGGATTCAAGAAGTTGTGGACGTTGAAGAACGGGCAACTGCCCGCCATGTCTCTCGATGCGGTTTCCGAATTCTGTTTGGGCGACAAGAAAGTGCCTCTCGAAGACGGACACGACACATACTACACGGACTTCGGCACATACCTCGATTACGCAAGACAGGACGTTGATTTGTTGCCTCGACTCAATGACCTCGTCGATGTTCTCGGCTACTTTACTGCTTTGCAACACATCGTTCAATGCGATATTAGAAGCACTCCCTTCGTTACGAAGATGTTCTCCGTCCTCGCTTTGAGAGACCCCCAATTTGTCCGAAAGATTCCGAGCAGTCCGAGATTTGCTAAAGTCGAATACGAGGGTGCTGATATTATGCAACCGATTGCAGGACTGTATCGTAACATCGGTATCTTCGACGTGAAGGCGATGTATCACAGCAACATTAGCAAATTCGGCATCTGTTGGACTACACTCTCCGAAGACGGAGAAGATTGTGGGAATGGTATCAAATTCGACAGGTCAAAGAAGGGACTTCTTTGCCGACAGATGGATAACATGACCGTCCTACGCAACGAATACAAACGCAAGATGAAGAAGGCGGAGACAGACTCGGAGCGAAAGCGATACGACGCACTACAATACGCTACGAAGTCGCTTGTCGCATCCATGTATGGTGTAGCGGGAGATGCGAAATACGGTATGTATCACCCCGACATTGCAGCAGCAATCACCTACACGTCTCGCAATACGTTGGGTGAGTTGCGAGATATTGCCGAAGAGATGGGCTATCCCGTCATCTATGGACATACGGATTCTATCATGTGCGAAATACCGACCCCCGAAGAAGGAGTCGAGGCTTTGAAAATCATCAACGAGCGTATGCATCCCATCGAGACGGAATTCGAGAAGTGGTCATCGACTTTCCTCGTCGTTGCTAAAAACAGATACACAGGACTCGTTTCATGGACGGAGGGTGAACACCATGAGCCAGAACGCTACGTCAAGGGAATCGAGATGAAGCAAAGTCGATTACCGAAGGCTATGAAAAACGCAATGGGTATGGTCATTGATGGCATTTTGAACGACCACAATCCTTGTGATATTACGAGTAATCTCACAAGTCTTGTATCTGATGTTGTCAATCGCAACATCCCTGCCGAAGAACTTGCTATCAAAGCGAAGTTGAAGAACGACCTTCACAAATACCGTGTGTTGAGTGAGGCGAGAGCAGGTGCGGCATGGGCTAACGAGCATTTGGGCAAGGGCTATCGCAAGGACTCGTATTTCTATTGCTTGCTAAACGACAGGGGCGAATACATCGGTTTCGATGAGCCTTCTGAAATCGAGGGCATCGCTGAAATTGGGTATCAGCATATGGCACAGAAATTCATTATCGACAAGGTCAAGCCATACTACGAGGTCATGGGTTGGGATTACATACCGCTTGAGAACGCCCTGCGTGGGCTTGATAAAACGGCATGGATATAATTGCAATTGGCGAGTGTGCGGTATTCCTTGAGAGGGTCATGGTTATTATAGCAGGGCATTCATGCTTGACTTTCAGAAGTCCCTCGCCACCAGATTTATATTATCGTAAGGACAACGACAAACCATGCCGAGCAAAAGAAAGCCGACAATACGAGAATTAGACGAGAAGATTGCAATTATGGTGAGCAGGGTCGATACCTTTCTCAACATGATTGTGCAAGAATTGGAAAAGCATAATACGATTATATCGAAGATGCTTGAAGCGCAGGGACTTATGGATTTTCAGACCTGTAAAGCCTGTGAGGGTATAGTCAGAACACCCATACTCGAAGGAATCGACAAGGTCGATGATTGTCCTTATTGTGGCGCACCTCTCAATGAAGAACAACAGAAATTACCACTCGAAGAGGAATGAGCATGATAGACCCATCCGAGATGTCGTCGGAGGAGTTGAGAAAGAACTCCTCCTATGACCCCAACGATGAAGAGGAGAAACCTCTATTGAGAATATCGAAGTCTTCGTTCATAGGCTACGATATGTGTCCTCGCAAGTATTGGTGGGAGAAGGTGCAACTCAAGCACCAACGTATGCCCGCCACTCCTGCTATGATTCGTGGAGGTTTCGTTCACAAGAACCTCGAAATGATGTATGACAATTGGGATGGTCAGTCTGTTTTAGCACCTCTCATTCCCGAAGGTCGTGATGACATCGCAAACGAGAATCTCGTTTTCTTAGAAGAATGCAGGATTCAGAAGTGGGGCGTGGAGAATTTTATGCCCGACGAATACGAAGTCAAACACATGGTATGGGATGCTGATTATGAGGTCGTCCTCGTAGGTATGATTGACGGTGTCCTTGTGCATCCCGATGGTGGACTGTGCATCTATGAGTTGAAGACAGGCAACATGGCGGGGAACAAGATGACGAAGACTCGCAAGGAATTGTGCTACTACACACGCCTATTGCAACTCATGGGCGAAACACGTCCAATCACACACTTTGCGTATCTGTGTCCCGATGCCGAGAATCACAAATTCATTGCTGAATTATGCGGTTGGGGTATCTATCAAGAAGTCGATGGCAAGAAAAAGCGAGTCGGTTGGGATGAAGATAGAGTCCTAATGAGCGAGGCGGGTTGGCTCGATAGCGATAGCAAGCGTGAGGTTGCGATTGGTAAAGGCGGTAAAGGATTGCTTGTCATCGAGAAGTTGAACAAGCGAAGCATTACATCCTTCGAGAAAACCTACGGACAGGTCGTCGAGGGCATAAAATCGCATGAATGGAACATGAAATGGAACGATTACTTCTGTCCTGCGTGGTGCGAATTTGCAATGTCGTGCGAGAGCGAATTGAACGGTCTCGATAATCTTTGGGAGGGTGATGATTGGTGAACATTTTAGCAACATTTGATGGTATGTCTTGTGGTCTTGAGGCTCTCAAGCGAGCAGGTATCGAAGTAACGAATTATTTCGCAAGCGAAATAGACAAGTATTGCATCGAAGTCGCCATGAAGAACCATCCCGAAATCATTCAGTTGGGCGATGTGGAAAATTGGAGAGATTGGGATTTGCCAGAAATTGATTTGGTCATGGGCGGTTCGCCTTGTCAAGGATTCTCCTATGCGGGTCAGCAGTTGAATTTCGATGACCCTCGTAGCAAGTTATTCTTCGACTTCGTCGATATTGTGCGACATTACAAGCCGAAGTATTTCTTGCTCGAAAACGTCGTGATGAAGCAAGAGTATCAAGATATTATATCGCAACAGTTGGGCGTGTTACCAATCGAAATCAACAGCAGTCTCGTATCAGCACAGAATCGCAGGAGATTGTATTGGACGAACATACCGAATCTGGTTCAGCCCGAAGATAAGGGAATCGTTTTGAAAGATGTATTGCAAACGAAGGGAGAATATGTCAAAGTTAGCAAGAAAGGTGTCTATAAGAAATTTCAAGATAAAGCAAGTTGTCTGACGGGCGGAGGACATTCTGGCGGAAACCATTCTGATATGGACTTGATAGGTCAGATAAATCCTGCGAGAATGGTTGGTCGCAAAATTACCGAAAAGGGAACGAGGGATGATTACAACGAGGACATTGAGACTGTTCAGTATCTCGAAGTTACGGATTCTGAAAAGAGTCATTGTATAACTACGGTATCGAAAGATAGCCTCGTCTCCACTTTGGCGGGAGGGCGATACGAGCCTAAGATGCATCATGTGGGCGATGCTACGGACATAAAGGCGTTGGATAGCACTAAGAGAATCTATGCTGAATACGGCAAATCCCCGACATTGACGACGATGCAGGGAGGACATAGGCAACCGAAAGTAGCGTTAAGTGATTACGAATATAGACGACTGACTCCCGTCGAGTGCGAAAGATTACAGACGTTGCCAGACGATTATACTGCGGGTGTTAGCAATTCGCAACGATACAAGATGTTGGGCAACGGTTGGACAGTCGATGTTATCTCGCACATTCTCAAAAACATGGGGCAAGAGGAGGAGAATGTATGGATATAATTTGCAAAGTCTGTGATGGTGTCATGGACGTATCAAACGAGATGGGCAAACCTATGATGCTCATTACGGGCGACGTGGAGATGGGTAACGAGAGGCTCGCTATCTGTCGGATTTGTGGTCATCGAGAGATTCTTAAGGACTAAGGATGGTGTCGGATTCATGCTGAATTTTCCGAGACAGATTGGTTTGAAGAGAACGAGATGCTACAATCGACAGGAATTTGATGATTACGTCAAGCGTCTGAATGGTCGTAGCGACCTCTATACGAGCCTGTATTACTTCGATGACCCCAACGACTACGATTCAGTCGTCATAGATAGAGCATGGTGGGATTTCGACATGAATGACGAGTATGATATGGAGCAAGTCAAGTCCGATGTCGCCAATCTGATTCGCAGATTGGAGGGAGATGTACGTCTCGTCGCTACGGGTCGTGGATTCCATGTGCATCAGATATTCGATAGACCTGTGCGTGGCCGTCAATGGGCGTT